ATATACAGGTGTATTCTCCGAAAGAGTAAATATAATCGGAGATTGTGCCAAAGATACTAATGCAGGTGTTTGTGTAATACTTAAACTCATAATTGTGTTTATCTTTATTTAAATAACCAACACAATCAAAAAAGTATTGGATACTATAATCTACTAAACTCGTTATCTATTGTATTAGATATATCTTTTGCAATTTCATCAGTTATTTCAGAAACTAAATCATCTATCATTTTCTGAACTATTGGGTCATTCACTGCCTGTTGAGCAAAGTTTATAGCTTTAGGTACGTTAGGGGTTTTACCCTTTCTAACGGTTTCTGATACATTAGGGTCATTCCAATACCTACCGTACTCTGCGCCAGGAGGTGATACATCTAATTCAAATTCAAAAGAACGTGAACCACCAATTTTGGATTGTTTAATCATACCTGATGGACGATTGTAATCTGCTAACTTTCGTTTTAGATTACCCGTCTTTTTAGGTGCTTTAAGAACTGCTAAATCCCTAATCCTATTTGCTATCTGTGCTAATGTTTTTGCCATTTTATATAGCTTCTCTACTTACAATATAATATCCTGGTGCGTTATCATCACTTCCTTGCCATATAGGACCGTATCCTTCAATACTACCAGTTGTACCTGCACAAAAATTAAAGGTAACTCTTGTATAATGAGCAGAATTTGTTATAGAACCTGTAGGATTTGTCAGTACTGCCAACCTTAATGGTATAGCTGATGATGGCCAAGGGGCATCCTGACATAATCTAGAACCAATGGTATATCTCCATTTTTGTGTACAATCATAACAATAATTTAGTTGTGCACCGCTTGAAGATGTTATAAAATAGTTAGTAGTTTGGCTTGAATTAGCTGAACCCCAATATGCTAATTGTGTACTTGCTCCAGGACCAGTTGCAGGTGGTTGAATACCATTAGTACTAAAAGATGCACCATTTGCTAATTGTATATCAGTACTATATGAACCAGAACCTTGAAAGTTCTCACCAACTACATCATTTGTAAATTGATTTATAGTTACAGTAATTCTTCCTCTTGTGCCTGTATTTAAATTAGTTATTCCAAAATTACCCATTTTATAGGCATTAGTTCCAGAAGGACATCCATTGGGAGAAGTACTAAAGAGAGATGGTATATACATTATTAAATAAATTGATTTGCTCTACTATAATATAAACTTGCGGTATCAAATGATAAGAATGTTAATATATCAGTTGCATTTGCAGCAGGTGTAGCACTATATTGAAATCCTGTTGGGAAATCTACATTTGTTGGAAACTGAACTGTTCCTCCTCCACCACTAGCTTGCGTTACCCTCAATGTTGTAGTTTGTCCTGGTTGTATATTAGTAGGTTCAATTCTACAAGCTTGTGATGTATTTAATGTTATTGTAAAAAAGTTACCTAAACTTAAATCCATACTTGCAGTATTTGATGATATACTTAAATTTGAAACTCGTCCTCTTACACTTCCTGTGAATACAGAATTACCAATAACTTCCAATTCAATTGCAGCAGATGATGAAAGTATTAAACTTCCTGTTATTGTTTGGTTGCCATTAAATGAATTACTACCAGTGGTTGCATAACTTCCTGTAAAAGATGATAATACATTTATTCTATTATTAGTTAATGCATTTGAAGATGAAACTGATTGAGATAAAGAAGTTATATTATTATTTGTTGTTACAAAATCAGCTGCTACTGATGCAGAATTAGCATAAGATGAAGTTGCTGCTTCTAATGAATTTAATCTACTATTCGTAGATTGAGTAAATGTATTTAAACTTGCAGTAGTTTGATATATTGATGATAAAGCAGAATTAAACGGTCCTTCGAGAAAATCTAAACGAGAATCTACAGAAGTACTGAATGGAACATATAATGAAGCAGTTGCCTCCACAACATCTAAACGGGCATCTACTGATGTACTAAAAGGTCCTTCTAAAAAGTCTAATCTACTATCTACAGAAGTACTGAATGGTATATACAAACTAGCAGTTGCTTCAACAACATCCAAACGTGCATCTACAGATTGAGAGAATGGAACAAATAGGGATGCAGTAGCTTCTACTATATCTAGTCTTGCATCTACTGATTGAGAATACAAAGTTACATTACCTATTCCACTAACGGTAGAAGAAGATATATTACCCTTTACTTCCAAGTCACCAGATATACCCATAGAACCCGTCAAAGCTCCACTACCTGAAACGATAACAGAACCGATGAGGGTTTGTGTATCTGAAATATCATCTCCTAATATATTGCTTCCTGATGAGAAAATAATGGATGATGATTCTATTAGTGTTACAACTTTACTTGCGAATAGAGTACCACCAACATTCAAATCATTTTGAATAAAAGCAGAAGATGCAGTAAGTTGATTACTTACTACTAAACTGCCTGTAAATTTAGTCGAACCGCTAACTTCTAAATTACCATTGATTCTAACATCATCATTTACAACAATCTTTCCTTCAATATCAAATGTACCACTAACGATTAACGCGCCATCAATAGTTACATCTCCTGCATTATTCACATAGATGCCTAATCCAGCTCCAACACCATCTTGCAATTCTACTTGTGTAGCTGATGCTGAATTATCATTACCTAAATGTATTAAGGATTTAAAACTTTGTGAAATATATAAGTTACTTAAACTTCCCATTTTATTTTATTTATCTTTTAATCGAATATCCATTTTCTATATGCTACATCAGTTCCTTGTCCCCATTTTTGTGGAGTTGTTCCCCATATTTGAGGATTAGCCCATAAATCACAATACTCACAAGTTCCAAAATCTACATAAGGTAGAGCAAGTATCGGTAAATTTACATAATCATAATCATCTTCACCACTAAATGTATCTACAATAGTATAACAATTGTAATCATAGTAGGTAGTGATGTCTTTATTATAGTTAGGAAAATACTTACTCATAAAGACCTGTCCTATACTACCTGATTCAGTTAATACTGCTTGTTGTGAGTAGTTAGTTCAAATGTTGATACCCACCCTGCTAATCCGTTATTAAACCTATCGGAGAAAGGTTGACAATTTATATCACCGTTTACTTCAAACCCTTGCACCCCCCTCTGTGTATACGCAGTTAAATCGTTTAATACTGCAAGTGTATTTGCGTGTATATCTACCATATCATCTACTCCATAGAATGGTACGGTTAGTGAGTTTCTACTACCTGATGATTCGTTATTTAGATTCTTCTGCTTATCAGCTATTGTTAATTGGACTGTAAATGTAGTAGTTGATTTTTCAAATCTACTATCAGTAATTAACACATTACCCAAAGGATATTCAGGATACTGCTTATCATCTATCGAATCAATATCACCATAGGTTACTGATTGAATCGAAGGATGGTTCTTCATTATCGTCTTAAAGTAATTTAGGACATTGTAATAAAGTGAGTAGTTTACACCTGTGTTATGTACTATTTGTTGAGCCATAATATATTATAGTTGTATTCCACCAAAGTATTGATTACTCTGGTCAGGATATATTTGTGTCTGATTTCCAACACTTTGTAAGTATTGAGGTATATTATTACTATAAGCAATTAAATAGTTTTGTAAACGAAGTGCATAGTAATAAGCATTCGTTTGTGCAATTTGTTTAAGATAATCTATCTCTCCTTTTGATGGAGCAATACCTTGCTCACTTTGTTGTTTTACTGCACCATTCGATTTGAACTGAATAGAACTGAAAGGAATATATTCAACACATGCATACCACAATAGTGTATATTTGATATGGTCATTCATTAAGTCCTGATAGTAAACATCCAAAGTACTAAAGGTATTGGTTTCTATTTTAGATTGTAGGAAATCAAAAAGAACAGTACCCAATAAGTTCTTTAAGTACTTATCTTGCGCAGTTCTACAAAATGGTAATAGAGCATCTGCATCTATTGCACCTTGTAGTGGTGTATTCTTTATAATATCGTTTCGTGTTATGAATAATGCGTACATATATTTTTATTTAAATTCTTTTTCGAAAAATGCTGAATTAGTTCCAACTCTTCTGATAAATTCAATTTCATCCTTATCACTACTCATTTCATCAATAATATCATTAAGAGAAACATTTTGATTTGTATCTACTGGTTCATCTTCAACAGTTGCAGGATTCTCCATTGAATCATTTACTTCATCTTCTACTTGCTCAACACTCTTATGTTTTGGAATGGCATGATTGTCATCGTTTGCATAATAGAGAATGCAGTTTTCATTTCTTCTGATTGAGAAGAGAATCCATTGTTTTCAGTTCTGATACCAAATAGGAGTGGAGATGTAATTCTATGAGATACAAGGATTCTATCCTGTGCGTATTCAGCTACATACTGAAACTTCTCATGCATATTATCAATACTAATTGCATCAACCGTTGGTTTAGTTAGGGGGTCATCGTTAAATGATAACATAAATCTACCTGCATTATTTGTGCCTGTAAATTTAGCTTGTAATAAATCCTCAATAGTTTGTCTTTCTTCAGGTGCAGGTACTCCGTTATTGAAGTTTACCATAACCAATGGTAAGAAACCATTAGTGATATTACTTAAATGTAAGTTACTTAACTCTGCTTCACTTATACTGAATTGTAAAGATGATACATAATCAGGCAATGCATAGTAATATAAACCAGGACAATAGTGTTTGATATAAAGGATTTCCATCTTCTCATTTGATGTTTCAAACGCAGGAATCTTCTTCTTATCTTTTACTTTTCTTGCATCATTCCAATCGGTACAATAGTAATAGTTCTCAATACGAGGAGAACCATATAGTTTTTCAGCACGAAGAGTTTGTACTGGCACGTGATACATCTTAATTATCTTCGTATGGTCATCGTTCCAATAGACTTGGAATGCAGCATTACCAAACAACTTAAAATCAAATGTTACTCTTTTCAATTCCTCCTGTGGAAGAATCCTAGCTATCACATTGTTTAGCTCTTCTCTTTTAGAGTATATACCTTTACCAAAGATTAAATCTGCAATACCCTCAATGGATGCTGCATTGGTTGTAGAAGTATTGTAAGCAGTTGTTACTGCATCAAAGAAATCATCGTGTCCATATTTTTATTTTCGTAAACGGTTTTATCAGTTGCTTGAGATGCGAATACTTGAATTGAACCATTCCAAATAGGTGTAAGTGAGCCACTATTGATTAGTGTTGCTCTGTATTCTTCACCAACCGTAGCTCCACTTATGTTCAAAGAGAATGATACATATGATTCGTATGATTCATAAGTTAACCCACTAATTGATGCAGTAAAGTTTTGTAAAGTTGTCATATCTTGCAAACTCATAGTGAATTGAGAACTCGCCGTAGGTTGTGTTCTGAATACATATTCGTTGCTTTGTGATATAAAATATGCTAGCATTATCTCGTATTTATCTTGACCTTATCTATAAATAACAAACAAATAGCTATAAATAGTTAAAATAAAAAAAGGGTACTACCGAAGTAATACCCTTTATTATTTTCTACTAATATACTGAATTAGCTATATACGATAGTTGGTTGTGCTGATAATCCAGCAAATGGAGAAGTAGTTGTACTACCACTCAAAAATGCTGCTGGCAATTGTTCCATACCTGTGAAAGTTACTGAATAACCATAAAGGTCACCCAATGCTCCACCTGTTTGAATTGTACCTGCAGTTACATCTGCACCTTCTCTTTCACCAACTAACAATGCATCTCCGTTCATAGTCCATACAACGATTTGAGGTCTACCATAAGCCATAAGCTTCAATTGGGTAGTCATTTCGTTTGTTAACTTCTTCAAATTAAGAGTTAATTCCTGATTGAAGAAAGTTGTACCATTATCTCGAGATGAGTTTACTGTTTCAGTATATGCAGAATTACCTTTCAATTCGTAGTAATATACTGTTGAACCAGATGGTAATGCGGTTACTTGTCCGCTTCCGTTTTTCGTAAAGGAACCAGTTGTAAAGTTGATGAAGTAAACTCCTTGAAGTCCACCTACTGATTCTTTACATACTTCCTGTCTTCCTTGTGTTAATAAACAAGCCATATACTTTATGTTTTAAATTTGTTAATAAATGGGTGAGGATTATCCCCACCCGTTATTGTTAGTTAGTTACTATTAGTATGCACCATAGTAAACGATATCCTGTGCGATACCGAATTGAGTACCTGCAGTATATCTCATAATGATTCTGTAGTTTTGAGAACCATCGATGTTAGCCATGTCCAATACTCTAACTTCGTTGTAATCAGAAAGTAAACCTGTTCCGAAGAATAAGTTAGATTTCTGTGCTGCAACTACTTTAGATGCACCTAAACCTGGACACAATACGATTTCAATACCATTGAAGTTGAAAGGTTTTTCACCTACGTTCAATTGGTTGTTCCATCCGTTTGCTCCTACTGCTCCACCTGCTAATGCCTGCTGGTATGCTTTTGCAACACCTGTTCCAACATACAACAAAAGGTCTTCCTTACCATATACTGTATCAGGGATAGAGTTTACGATGTCATTCATTTTAGCTAATACGTTAGCTGAAGTGATAGAACCAGAGATTGGTGCTCCACCGATTAGAGTTGAACCAGAGAATGCTGGGATAACACCAGTTGATACTGTGATTGCTCCAGATACGATAGTTGTGTTAGCTGCAATAGATGAAGATAATGCTGCTTGGAATCCAGGGAATGAACCATTCG